CATTCATTGAGAAGGCCGCACAAACAAATCATCTGCCCAATACACCTGTTCTCCTTTGCGAAGCAGCGTATTGTTCCAGTTAGACTTCTTGGAGCTCACTTGCTGCAGATGGATGGAGACGACCCAGATACCTCGAAGGTCATCCTCTGGGACAGAAAGCCTATCGATAAACAAACGCTGATTGAGCTGCTGAAAATGGAGCGCGACCCATACATGCCGCAGCGTTATCTCGATTTGCGACGTCATCACGCAGCTGACGACTTGCAACTGACATTGTTCTCGAATACGGACTGACCACCCCTAGCGGCGCTGGAGTGCGAGCCTCCAGGGTGGTAATCGCCGGGCGGTCCGGCGAACGAAAGGACTCGACACTGGCAGCGAAGAACGGGCCGTAGCGATATGGCACCTCGGTACCGAAAGATCGATCCGCGGATCTGGAATGACGAAAAGTTTCGTGCCTTATCGCGCGAGGAAAAACTGATTGCTCTGTACGTGTTGACGGCACAGAGCAATCGCCTGGGATTCTTCAAGTTCTCCAAGGCGTTGGCCGCGGAAGACTTGAACATGCCGGTGGAAACCTTCGCCAAAGGTTTCGAGAAGGTTTGCAAAGCGTTGGCTTGGAGGTTTGATTCTGAGGCTAGGGTGATCCTGATCCCGAAGTGGTTTCGGTACAACTGTCCGGAGAACCCGAACGTCCTCAAGAGTTGTCTTGAAGACCTGCACGAGCTGCCTCAAACGACGCTCATTTCTGAATTTGCGTCGTGCGTCGTGTACCTCCCGCAAACCTTCCACGAAACCTTTCGGGAAGGTTTATGGGAACGTTACCCTAAACCTTGCCTAGATCAGGAACAGGAACAGGAACAGGAGCAGGAATATATATATATACCTCCTAACGGAGGTAGTCCCGAAGCTGACGCTTCGGAACCCTGCCTGCCTGACCCTGTCGAGGAGGATCCTCACAATGGCAATGGCAATGCCAGCGGCAATGCCACTCCAGGTAAGGACGTGAGAGTCGCCATTCAAAGGATTGAACAGGCCTGGAATGCAATCTCTGGCCTGATCGCCATTCGCCAATGGTCGGAACAGCGCAAGCAGCGTCTCAGGACGCGATTGCGCGATCCAACTTGGCTGGATAAGGCCTTGACTGCGATCCAGCAGATTCCTGAGTGTCCGTTCCTGCTTGGCGACAACGACCGCGGGTGGCGCGCCGATATCGACTGGTTCCTGAAGCCTGACTCAGTGACAAGGATCTTGGAAGGCAAGTATCGCAAGAAGGAGTTCAAGAAGAAAAGCATTTTTGGCGTTGAGGTGAAGTAATGGCCGAATATCCGAGCTTGGCTCTCGTGGCCAGCTACTTCCCGGACTTCGAGAAGTGGCTGGAACGCGCCGGGAGTCCAACGAAGTACATGCAAGAAGCCGAAGGCGAGCTTGCTAAGCTACCTTCGCTAGCTGTCGAGCGAGCCTGTCGCAAGCTCATGCGAGAGGACATGCCGCGTACGTCGCGTCTGCCATTCGAGGTGGCGCGAGTCGCGCGACGGATCGCAGCGGCTATGGAAGCGTCGCGCTGGAAGACGCTGGCTGACGGCCAAGAGACGACGCGCTGCAAGCTCTGTCAGGACACCGGCTACGTGAATATCCTCCACCCGGAGACGGTGGCGGAGACGCTTCGCAAGCGTGAATTACCAACGTTTCCGTACGAGGCGGTGGCGTTCTGTAGCTGCGGCAAAGGCAGGATTCTCAAGGACAGTGACGAGCGCGCCGAACCGAGAATCAAGCGTGGTTTGCCGCTTTACGATCCAAGGCGTCATGTCCTTCGTGAATGCGGCGTCCTGCCAATGGATCAATATCGCGCGATCCTTGGCGATCGCGCGGAAGTCCAGCGAATGCAAGGTAGGCCGCGCCAGATCGTTAAGACGTTGGCAGAACGAACGACGATACCGGAGTGACGCCTCAATGGATATGGCAACAGGAGATCAATGCGTCGTCTGCGGCAACCCAGTCCTTCCTGGCAGGAAGGTCTGTTCGCCAAGCTGCAAGGGCGCACTTTCGGCGTTCCACGTACGGAATGCCAACCTCGTTTACCAGATTGAAGTCAATTATCAACCAAAGCCAGCGTCGTGGTGGACCCACGCGCGGCCTGGCTCCGCCGAGAAGATCGCGGTCCTTCGCTGGCGTTACGAACATGGAGAGGAGCTGTTTCACCCCAATGACTTCACCGTTCTCGACCAGCCTCATGCTTGATCTGCCATGGCCGCCGACGGCCAACAAGTACTGGCGCAACGTGAATGGGCGCATGGTCCTTTCACGCGAAGGACGACGCTATCGCGAAGCGGTGGACGGTCTCGTCTGGCAACTGGTATGCGAATCTGGCCGTCCGATCAGTTTCGGCGATACTGAACTCGAACTTGAGATCGCGGCCTTTCCGCCGGATCGACGCCGGCGCGATCTAGATAACCTGCTCAAGCCGCTGCTTGACGCGCTGCAACATGCAGGCGTCTTCGACGACGACTCGCAGATTGGCAGACTGTCGATCAGCAGGCTATCACCAATAGAAGGAGGAAAACTCGCAGTGAGGTTGCAATGCATACGTTGACGATCAGCGATTTACTGTTCAATCACGCCGAGCCGATTAGCTGCGGCACAGTCGTCACGTGTCGCGTCTGTGGCCGACATACGGTCGGCATGAAGCGCGACTCGAAGACATTTCTCAGCGCCTACCAGCTTCGTAATGGCGACGGATTCTGTGTGAGTTGCGTCTCGGCGCTGGAGCATAAACCATTTCGGAATCGCTCCTGGATCGTGACGCGCAGCGCAATCACCTGGATCAACGCCGAGACCGACGGCATGGACAAGGTCCGCAAGCTGATCGACCAGTGTGACGAGCCAACAGGCGTCCAACTCACGTTCAGCGGTCAAAAGCACACGTGGCTCGCGTGGCCGTTCGCAGTCACAACTCCAAACATGAACGGCATTTACGTCTACACCGATCTTTGTGATAAGCCAGTCTTCCTGGAACGGCGCGAGACGAAGACAATGGCTAGCATGATCGAGCAGCTGCTCGTGCTTCCAAAGTCGGAAGTCCAGGAAGCCACGTTTGGAGCAAAAAGTTATCAGAAATTGTCGCCTGATTTTCTGGATCAAGTTCAGGAGAAATACCATGGCCGACTCGATTGGAAACTCGCCGTTGCCATTTATTGGCGACGTGATCGAGCTGCTGGCAATCATCGCCGGTCGCGTCAACTGGAAGAAGCTGCGGCTCCGCAATCCAGTTGACGTGTGGAACCATAGAATTCGCGCCGCGTGCTCATGTCGCGACGTGGCGGAATTCGTCTCAAAGCTCTGCAATTACTTTGGGCTGCAGAGCATTCCGGAAAAGGGCATTCCACTCATTGAGAAGCTTGAAGCTCAGCGCGAAGAGGTCTTGGATTATATTCTCTCGCGTCACATTCACGTTGGTACCGTCTCATACTCAGAAAGGAGAAAGCAGTGGCAAAGCGAATCGAAGGACGAATCAGAGTCTTGAGCGCACTCCACCACGGCGGTGACGAAAAGACAGGATCGACACCCATGCTTCGCGCGGTGACGATCGTGCGCGACAGCCGGCGTGTTCGCATTCCGTACATTTCTGGCAATGCCATTCGCGGGGTCATTCGCCGTCTACTCGTTCGCGACATGATCGAACTCTGCGGCATTCAGGAGTTGCCAAAGAAGGCGGTGCACATTCTGGCCAGCGGGGGCGTCCTCGAACTTGGTGAATCGACTGGCCGCATTGATCTCGACATGAAGACGCGGCTTCGCGACACCATTCCGTTGATTCGCCTGCTGGGCTGCTCGATTGGCAACCAGATTATTGCTGGCCAACTGATCGTCGGTCATGCGGTGCCGATCGCGCAGGAGACGGTTGGCGTTCTCATGCCGGAGTTGCAAGGCGAGTTCCTGCCGATTCGCGAGTTGATCGGTCAGGAGTTCATCACGCGCCGCGATGAAGTCCGCGAGCGAGAAGAAGACGATCAGGCCGTCCAAATGAAGGTGGACTTTGAGGTCCTCCTGGCTGGAACGACCTTATGGCACTACTTCCAGGTCAACGACCGAGACGCCATGGCCGTGGCGACGATTGGTCGTGCGATCAAGCTGTGGCGTGAGAAGCCATTCATTGGTGCGCGCTCGGCCTCAGGCTTCGGCGAAATCGACCCGCAATACCAGGAGGTTCCTGACGATTCGCCATACGTCGAGCATATGACGGCGAGCGCGGAGGCAATCAAGGACCTGATCAAGGAGATCGCATGAAGGCGAAGCCGCTGAAGATCACATTCGATCTCGCGTTTCCGCTCATGCTGAATCACCGCTGGATTCACTTGGACGGAATCGTCGGCCATTTGATCTGGCATCGCGCCAACGATCCAAATCAATTCGACAGCAAGACGCCGACGCCGATTGACGAGAAGCAGTTTAAGCGAACGATCACGCTCAAGAACGGAATTCCGTGCGCGAGTATCGGCGTTTTCGAGGAGGAAGATTATCGCGCGGTGAATTACGTCAAGCGGCCAGAACCTGATCTCATGTCTCGCGGCAAGCTCGACATCGCGTCGGGCTACTTTCGCGCCTGGCGACTGGCCGGGGTGTACAATCCGTCACTGCGAGTCACGTTCTACGCGCATGGTCGAAAAGACCTCCTCGAAGAACTCTTCGCTGATTTGACCCACCTTGGCGACAACATTCGCATGGGCTGGGGGCTAATCAAACAAATGCGGATCGAGCAGATCGATCACGACTGGTCGATCACGCGCGACGGCGTGGCTATGCGGCCGATTCCTGTGGAGGCTGCGCGCGAATACGAGTGCGCCTATCCGCTGGCTTGGAAGCCGCCATTTTGGGCGGCGCAGAACGTAGCCATGTGCGTTCCTCCAGGAGCGAAGGTCAAGCTGAAATGAAGGACGAATGGCGCGAGACATTCATGGCTTACGCGCGGCTGCCTGAGCATGTCGCCAAGGTGGAGCAGTCGCGTGTCGAGATAGCCAAAGCGTTGAAGGCGCGGTGTTACGTCTCCTATTCCGGCGGCAAGGACTCGATGGTGCTGCTCCACCTTGTCTTGCAGCAAGCGCCGAAGATTCTGGTCGTCCACTGGGATTATGGTCCGGGCTTCATGCCGCGTGAGATCGAGAATGAAATTGTCCAAAATGCAATCGCAATGGGTGCGGTCAATTTGGAAATCTACACGTCGGAACAATACGAAGCTGGTCGTCCGGATTGGGCGGTGTTCGCGCCGGAATTTATTGGCCGCGTCGTTCCGCGACTGAAGGGTCGTGGTTATCGGCGCGCATTCGTTGGCTTACGTGCCGAAGAGAGTTGCAACCGCAAGCGGCGGATCAAGAGACATGAGACCATTGTTATGGACGAATCGTGGCCATTGGCGACATGGTCCTGGATGGACGTTTGGGCCTACGTCGTCGCCAACGAACTTCCTTATCTAAGTCATTACGACAAAGTAGCAGAACTCCAAGGATCGTATCGTAGCGTGCGCTTGTGCACGCTCTTTGATCCGCAGTTCGCGCACCTGGGTTCGCTGGATAATTTTGTCTATTGGCGTTGGCGGAATGCCTAACCCTGCGATCGGGTGTAGCAAAATTGATCAGTTTCTACGCCGACTGTAGCAAAATGCTACACCCCCCCGAGGGGGGTAGAAAATCTCCTCTATTAACCGCGTCCCCAACCATGCTCGATTTCGCGCGAATGGTGCCGTCCGGGGGACCCATTGCGGACTCGGATACAATAGGTTGTGGTCAGCGTCACTTGTCCTACAACCTATTGACACAGTTGCGCGCGAGGCTACAATAACGGTGGAAGCTGGGCAATTAATCGAAGGGGCAGGGCAATGGATCTCATCAAGGAAATTACGGACGTTCGCAAGGCAATCGAGGACTCGCTTGAAGACGGCAAGATCGGACCGATTGACGCCTTCAAAATCGCTCGCGAGATTATTGACGTGCTCGCGATCCTCTTGCCGTTGCTTACGCGCGTCGTCTGCGAGAAAGCGGAGTCTGAAAAATGATTCTCCGATCTGTCGTGTGGCTGCTGTTGTTCGTGCAGCCAGCATTCGCGGCTGACATCGCGCTGCGCACTCCGTTCGATTATCCAGCGCGAACAGGTTCAACTGGTCGCGCTGTTCTCGTTGACGATTCGACCCTCCTGCTGATTGAAGTTGTCAACAATCAGCCTGACCTCTCGTTCGTGACTCTGGTGCGGAATTCGCCGCCGCAACCTCCAGGTCCTCAGCCTCCTCCTGGACCGACGCCACAGCCTGCGACGCTCTCATCGCTTATCTGGATCGAGGAGAGCGAGGCACGGCAGCCATCGCAGGCTGCGGCGCTTATTGACAAATCCATTCGCGAGGCGATCAGCCAGAGACGGATTTCATTCAGAGTTGTTGACGTTGACGTAAAAGACGAGAAAGGCGAGAAGCCGAGCGATCTCGCGCCGCTGATTGACGCCGCGAAGTCAAAAGGTTTGCCCGTGGTGTTTGGTCTTGACGCCAACGGAAAGACCATAATCGAAGCGAGAGTGAACACACGCGAAGACTTTGAATCGCTGCTGCGCCGATTAGGCGTGGCTGTCGTTGAGCAGAGAAAAGAACCAGCGGGTTCTTCGCCACCGCAATCGCAGTCGAAACCGGCGCAACCGCAGTCGAGCGGATCATGCGCGTCAGGCTCCTGTCCGACTACCGGGCGGTGGCTTATTCGCAGAAGGTAGGCGGGGCAATGACCTACGATTCTGAGTTCGTTCTGGCGGGGCAGGACGGAAAGACCTATCGCCTCGGGCGGCTTCCGAGAAAGTCTGGCCGAGGCGAGGTCTATCCCGTCTTCGGCGAACGCGGCAAGACTCGTCTCTGGCCGCGCGACGAATGGAAGCCGATCGACTTCGGTCATTGCGTCCCTGAGGTTCTCGATCAGGACGGTCAGAACGCATGCTGCGCATTCGCGAGCGTTCAGGCGGTCCACGTGGCGCGAGCGATTGCCGGCGCGCCGTACGTTCGTCTTTCTGCTGGCAATCTCTATGGTCGCATCAACGGTGGTAGCGATACCGGCGCGGTCCTTGGCGACGCGATCAAGGCCTTGGAGGTCATTGGCGTCTGTCGCGCGTCGATCATCGACATGTACACGTGGCGTCAATCGCGTTGGCCAGCTGATTGGAAGAAAGACGCGCCACGGTTTCGCGTGCTTGAGGCTTGGGATTGTCCGAGTTTCGATCATGTTGCGAGTGCGATTCTCTGCGGGTTTCCAGTCTGTCTTGGCGTATTTGTGGGGCGTAATTTTCGCGTTCAAAGCGACGGCTGGCTGGCTGACTACACCGGCGGTGGCGGTGGCCATGCCATGTGTGGCATCGGCTTGGCCTGCCACGAATCGCGAAAGACATGGGGCGTGGCCGTAGTCAACTCCTGGGGCAAGGACTGGGGCGTGAACGGCATGGCAATCGTCCCAGAAAGCTACTTCAAACATTCGCCATTCACCGACGCTTGGGCCGTGCGCGTCGTCGTTGATCCGGAAGGGGCAGAATGACGGAGTTATTTACGCCATACATACAAGCCGGTTTCGCGGGACTCTGCTTCGTCCTCGTCGGCGTGATCGTGTGGCTAACGAAGCAGGTCCTTGGCGTCCTACGCGAAACGAACCAAGTGATCGAAAAAAATACGGCCACCATTGAGAAAATGCATACCTCGACGGCGCGCGTCGAGTCTGCGATCGGAAAGCTGCGAGACGAACTCTTGCGACGGCCATGCTTGGCTGAGAAATACGATGCAGGAGCAGGTTAAGTGTACACGCTGCGGTACGATCCACCGAGTCGGCTGCTGTCCAATGAGCAAGCCGAAGGCGAAGAAGCCGAAACGCCGACGCGGTTCAAGGCCGAGCGCCATGGAACGCGGCTACGATTGGGACTGGGTCGCGCTCCAGCAGCGATGGATGAAGGATCACCCGTGGTGTGCAATGTGTGGCGCCAAAGGCGACGTCGTTCACCACATTGTGCCGGTGAGAGAGTGGCCTGAAGGTCGATTGCGGAGAGACAACCTTCGAACATTGTGTAGCAAGTGTCATGCTCGAACACACAGAAAGAAGGGAATACTGGCAGGACCTGTGGCGAAGAGCCAAGCAGCTGCTGGACGAAAAGGGGGTCGTCGTTGAGATCCAGCGAGCCGGTGGAACAGTTCTGAGGGCAAACCCGGCATTGAAGGCGCTGCAGGACGCGGAACGGATGCTGAGAGAGTTTGAAGAGAGATATGGGGCAGACACGGAGGACATACCAGAAGCGATCGACCCCGAAGTGGCAATCGGAGCTCGCAAGGTGGGCAGATCGAGCAGCGAGCGGCGATCTCGTGGTCAGTCCTCAAGTCGCCGGCGCCGCTAGGCGATTCATTCGGTGGCTTGAAACAGATCGTTATGAGTTTCGCCGATCTGAGGTCGAGCGCGCGCTGACGTTCTTTCGCTACCTGCAACACGTGCGCGGGCGACATGCTGGCCATACGTTCGAGCTTGCTCCGTGGCAGCTTTTCGTCGTGGCTAATCTCTTTGGCTGGTGGCAGGAGAAGCGTCGCGTCACGCGCCGGGCGTTTATCAGCGTCGCGCGCAAAAACGGCAAATCGACGCTCACGTCAGGTCTGGCGCTCAAAGCCTTATTCGCAGACGGCGAAGCAGGACCGCAGGTCATTTGCGTCGCCACGTCGCGCGATCAGGCCAGAATCGTCTTCACCGAAGCGGCGATGATGACGGAGCAGAGCGCCAAACTTCGTGGTCTTGGCTACGTCTATCGAAGTGAGCTTCGCTGTCCAGGCAATCGCGGTCGATTCTGGGCCGCCGGCGCCGACTCGGCAAGACTCTGGGGTTATTCACTAAGTTGCGCGATCGTTGACGAGCTACACGCGCACAAAGATCGGAGACTTTGGGACGCGGTCGCGACGTCAATGGTGGCTCGCGATAACCCGCTTCTCGTCGCGATTTCCACAGCAGGCGAAGACGAATCCCGTCTGTTCGACGAAATGCGAACGACAGCGCAGCTTGTCGCTGAAGGCAGCGAAGACCTCGACGCATTCTTCGGCTTCGATTGTTATGTTCCGGACGACGCGGACTTTCACGATCCGGCCGTCTGGCCAGCGGCCAATCCTTCGCTTGGCGTGACGATCATGCCAGACGATCTGGCCACCGCTTTGGCTCAGGCGAGAACGCCGAGCGGGGAAGCAGCGTTCAGGCGGTATCACCTGAATCAGCAAATTCTCGGGTCTGGCCAGTGGATTCCAATCGAGATTTGGCGCGACTCCGAATCCGAAGGCGAGCCAGACTTCACTGGCAAGCCTTGCCTTGTCGGCGTTGACCTCGGTTCGACGCGCGACCTGTCGGCAATCGTCGCGATCTTTCCTGACGGCGACAACTACTGGTGCAAGCATTGGGCTTTCACCAGCGATTACGCCGCCAACCGTGGTCCACGCGCGAGACTTTACTCGAAGTTCGTGGCTGCTAATGAGCTGATCGTCACACCCGGCGACAGCATTGACGAAGCCATGATTCGCAAGCAACTTGCCGACATGGTCAAGCAGTACAAGGTCACGGCGATTTATTACGACCGCGCGTTGGCTACCGGCTTGGTTCAAAGGCTCGTCAGTGACGGCGTTCCGGAGTCACTTCTCGTGGCTCACCCAATGATCGCCAAGGCAATGGACGCGCCGCTTCGCGAAACAGAGAAGCTAATTTACGACCGCAAGATCAAGCATGCTCGCAGCGAAGTCATGGAGTATTGCTTGGCTAACACCGTTGTGGAGACGAATCAGTACGGATTGCGTCGTCTGAGCAAGCGAAAGAGCGAAGGACCCATCGACCTGGTCGTGGCGTTGGTACTCGCTGCAGGCAATGCGCAGCTTCAGCAAACAGCAGAGGCAATCGGCATCCAATGGCTCTGAAAGAATTCGTCACATGGATCAAGAGCATGTGGGCGCCGAGTTCCACGTGGGAGCGGGCCGGGGCCTCGATTGCCGAATGGGTGTTGACGGGCGGACAAGTCACAATCCAGGAGGCGCTCAGCCACCCTGCTGTTTGGCGCGCCGTGAACGTGATCAGCGCCGACGTGGCCAAGGTGCCGATCAGCCTCTATCGGCGTGACGAAGACGGCGGCCGGACAGCCGAAAACGATTGGCCATCTGCCATCGTCCTTCGCGAGCAGGCAGCGCCCGGAATGACGGGTTATACGCTCAGGCGAACGTTGACGGCGCACGCGCTCCTGACTGGCAATGGCTTTGCCTGGATACAACGCAATGGGATTGGCGATCCTGTGGCGTTGACAGTTCTCGATCCGCTGCGCACGCAACCGGTGGACGAAGGCCGTCTTGCCTGGAAGACGCGATTGCCAACTGGTCAGGATACGACAATCTCAGACGACGACATTTTGCATATCGCAGGTCTGACGTGGGACGGCGTCTTTGGCGATTCTCCGCTCAGACTGCTCGCAGAAGCCATTCGCCTTGAACTTGGCGTTCAGCGATTCGCAGCTGCCTTCTTCCAAAAAGGCTATGCGCTGAGTGGCTTCATAAAGTCGCCGCGAGCGCTCAGCGCCGACGAAGTCGCAAGGCTTCGCGACGAGTTCCGTCGCCGTCACAGCTCAGCAAGCAATGCTCATGATATTGCAATCCTATCTGGAGGCCTTGAGTTCCAGCCGTCAGTGGCTGAACCACAGAAATCGCAGTTGGTTGAATCGCGAGACGCTGGCCTTCGCGCCATTGCCAACGTCTTCGGCTTGCCGCCGCATAAGCTCGGCGATCCAACGAGAACCAGCTACGCAAGCATTGAAGCTGAGAATGCTGATTATCTGCAGACGACGCTTGATCCGTGGCTGGTGGCGTGGGAGACGGAGGCGACTGCGAAGCTCCTCAGCAAGGCGCTGAAGAAGAAAAGGTATTACTTCGAGCATAACCGCAACGCGATCGTGCGAACGCAGATATCAGAGCGCGTCGCGGCCTACGCAAAGCTGGTCGAAATCGGTGTTCTCTCGCCGAATGAAGTCCGCGAGCGAGAGAACCTCAACAGAAGGAGTGGTGGAGATGCGTACTATACTCCAGCCAATTGGATACGATCGGGAACAGGTTTTACAGGCAATCAAGCAGTCACCGCCGAAACTCCAGGCGCAGATTGAAGACGATACGCTGTGGCTCTATCACGACGTTGGCGAGCCTGAGACGACAGAGGCGATCGTCAAATGGATCGCTGGTAGGCCAAAGAACTCGCGTTTGTGGGTCAGGATCAACAGCTATGGCGGCTTAGCCTACGATGGTCTAGCGATCTACAACGCGCTTCGCGAACACGGCAACGTCGTGACGCGAATCGACGGCATAGCAGCCAGCGCCGCTGGAATTATCGCCTTGGCTGGGAAGCCCATGCAGATGCTTCGCGGAAGTACGCTCTTCCTCCACCTGCCTTATGCAGCCGTCATTGGCAACTCGCGCACGCTTCGGGACGTCGCCGAGTCGCTGGCGAAAATGGACCGCGACATTGCGCAGATCGTCGCGAGCAAGGGCCGCATGACTCCAGACGAAGCCATGCAGCTTCTTGTTGGCGAAGTTGACGGGAGCTGGCTGAGCGCCGACGACGCGCAGCAATTCCGTCTGGCCGACGTGATTCTGGAACCAGAAGGCCACGACGAAAAAGAAGAACAACCCGCAGTAGCGCCGACTAACAAGACGCGATTCAAGCCTCTCGCCTTCATTCCAAGCGATCCTCCAGGTGGCGAAGGCGAAGGCGTCGAAGGCGAATGGCAGAAGCCAACGCTGGAAGATTTCACCGAGAAAGGCTGGGACGAACTCGAAGAGGACGAGAGACGTGAGATAGCCAGCTACTTTGGCTTCGCCGTGAGCCTCGACAGCTTCGGCGATTTGAAGCTGCCACACCACTTTCCGCCTTCAGACACCAGGACGCCGAAGGCCAGCTTGGCAGCCGTGCGCAATGCATTGGCGCGTCTCAGCCAGACAGAAGGAATCAGCGAAGAAGATGCAGCGAGAGTAGAAGCTCATTTGCGAGCGCATATGCCGGAAGAAGCAGAAGACTCTGCACGGGGCAGAGAGGCCATGCGCGAGCAGATTCTGCGATCGCTACATGAAAAGCTTGTCAGAAAGGGGCAGAAGAATGACAACAGAAACCCTCAATTCAATCACAGACGAAATCGTTGACAGCCTTGTCGAAAAGGCCTACGCCGAGCTGGAGAAGCGGTCGTATCAGTTAGCCGCGAAGCCGACGGCTGTCAGGCCTCTCGACGAAGAGGCGAAACCTCTGACGTCTCCTGTGCGGGCCTGGGCCCGTGACGTCTATGGCTACGCCACAGCCGACGAAAAGCGATTGCTCGACGATCTCGGTTGGCGTGGCAAAAACGACATTACTGTGCCGCTCAACTTGACCGGCGGTCTCTTCCGCGCCGACGAGAGTGGCGACGTCATTCAAACGCGGATCGGCCAAGCCACCGTCGAAATGCTGTCGAACTATGACGCGGTGCGGCGGGTGGCCACCGTGCTGACGACCGACACCATGGACAAACTCACAATGCCGATTGTGGATGACACGTCGAATACGGCGGCCTTGCTGAGCAGCTCTGTCGATATGACGGCGTCGGTTGATCCGACGATTTCGTCTGTGACGCTTGATTGCTACACGCTGCAGTCGAAGCCGATCGTGATCGGCACGACGTTGTTGCGTGATAGCGCCGTCGATCTTGAGCAGATTTTGGCCGATTTGATTGCTCAGAGAATTGGCCGCGCTGCCAACGGCTATGAGACGACTGGAACCGGTTCCGGCCAGCCGACTGGCTTGCTGGCTTCCAGTGGTGGCGTGCCGACAGCCAAGACGGCGGCCAAATCCAACGTGCTCGCATGGGACGAACTCCTGGACGTCATCTACGCGATCGACCAGGCATATCGCGCCAATGCAGTCTGGATGATGCACCCGTCGATCTTAGCTGCGATCCAGAAGATTGAAGATGACTACGGACGACCGCTGTTCTATCCTGATTTGACGGGTCAGTCGCCTGGACGTCTGCTCGGCTATCCTGTCGTTGAGAACGCTTCTATGCCTTCGAGCTTGTCAGCAAGCGCGAAGGTGGCGATCTTCGGTGACTTCAAGCGATACGTCATCCGCGAGGTCAATCAGCTGCGATTGCTGGCGCTTCAGGAGCGGTTTGCTGAATTCGACGCCGTCGGATTCTTGGCGTTCTACTACTTCGACGCCAAACTTGTGGCGGCCAGTACAACGAGGGCCATTGGCTGCCTGACCATGGGTACCAGCACATGATCGTGCGAGTGAAAGTTATCAAGTCGTGTGTCCTTGACTGTGGTGCGGCGCTGACGCGAGGCCGAACGCTCACGGTGAGTGATCGCCTCGCGCAGCGCCTCGCAGCACAAGGTATTTGCGAGATTGTTCATGATCGAGATTCTGCAGGCACCGGAAACGAGGCCGATCACGAGCGGCGAAGTGGCGATGTTCCTCGGCCTGCCAAGCGGCGAGCCAGAACCACTCGCTGACGTGATTCTCGCCGGCGCGATTTTTGACGTCGAGCGCGCGCTCGGCATTGGCATTGGCGTGTCGCAAGTGCGAGTGACCGTGTATTGGCCGATACCATCGCGACTGCTTTTGCCGTATTCGCCGGTCGTGGTGGACGACGATCACGCATTCCAAGTTAGCGTGATCGACGAGATCACTGGCAATGAGACGATCCTCGAAACCACGAGTTACTTATTGCGGCAGCGGATACCTGCAGAACTGTTGTTGCTGCAGCCAGTTGTGGCGAGCGGCTCCGCACTCCGCGTGAGCTACTATGGTGGCCACGCGACGCTGCCAGAGCACGTCAAGCAACTGCTGCTCAGGACGTGCGCGGCGCGCTGGCAGTCGCGTTCTACGGATATTCAGCCAGAAGTGTGTGGCATTACTGATGAGGCCTATTTGCGATGTCTTCGGTGACGCGCTTGGGTGACGCGCTGACAAATCGCGTCGCCTTTTACCGCAAAGTGAAGGAAACCGCGAGTGACGGTCAGCCGACGTCTCGCGACGAATTGATTTGCGATTGTCTCGCTTCAGTTGAGGCGAGCGCCGCACGCGAGACCGTCATTGGCGACGTCGTCACTTCTGGAACGCGATACACGTTGCGGGTCTGGCGGACTGCAGTGACGTCGCAAATCACGACGGATTGCGTGGCGCAGTTGCGCGACGGAACGCGAATTGAAATAGACACGATCGTACCTGGCCAGCTTGTGATCGAGATTGAAGGAGCGGCACGTGACGATCTATGAGGCAGTCAGAACCGCAGTCATGGACGTCTGCAGCACGGTCGGTGACCGGGTCAGGCCTGACCAGCTTGCGGCCGGTGACGACCTACCAGCGATCGTCATGACCGTCGGCGCCAATGTGCCTGATGCTGGGTTAGACGGAATCTTTGCTGACAGATATACGGTCAGTGTGACAGTTTACTCGGAAACTCGCGCTGAGGCCGACGAACTTGCGGATGAGTTGCGTGCGCTTGACATGGAAGACCTCGATGATGGAAGCGCGGCGTGGAGTTTCTTCGTCGAGTCGGAGACTCGAGGCGCGCTGCTGGTCGATAGCGAATCGTCTGAGCCGACATACTTCGTGACGATCACTTTCACGGTCTTGAAATGCTAGAAATCGAGGTTGACGCCAATCAATTGCGACAGAAGTTAGGCGAGTTGAGTCAGCTTCTCAGCGGCCGCAAGCTCGCCGCAGCGCTGCGGCCGGTGCTGCGCAAGTTTCGGAACGAGCTTAAAGCCGGCGCTAAGTCGTGGTCAGCGCCACCGCGTGTGAGGAGCCGCGTAGCCACTGGAATCGGCTACTCGCTGAAGGTCAAGCGCGGCACATTGCAGCATGCAAAAATCGGCTTTGGAGTCGGCAAAGCCACACGCCGCGGCGCAACGAAGAAGAGGACGCGACCAGGCGTTGGAATCGGCAAGGCCAACGTCCACTGGTTTGTCTTGGGTACGACTGACCGTCAGACAAAGGCTGGCAAAAATCGCGGGCGAGTACAACCTTATTTCAAAGGATTCATGGATCAATTCAGTCCTCGAATTACGGAAGAAGCCACAGCTGAAATCGCGCGAGTCATTCGTGAGGCTGTAGCCAAGATCGAAGCAAAGAAAGGGGCATGACCATGGCGGTAAAAGGCAAAGGAACGACAGTTCAGGTTGACACGACGACGGTATCGGACGTTGAATCTGTCACCTATCCGCAGATCGGCCAAGACGTCGAGGAGCTGCAACTCGTCGATGACTCGGCCGATTACGCGCAGAAAATTCCAACGCGAATCACGTATGGCCAGATCAAACTGCGGGTGGCCTATGATCCGACGTTGCATTCTGCTCTCGACGCGCTCGCAGAGGAGCTGCTCGACCCAGGCGAGACGTTCACCGTGACGATCGGATCGCAAAGCTACGAATGCGTGGCGTGCACAGCCGGCGAGATCACCGTCGAGAAGACTGGCATTCTCAAGCGCGAGTACACCTTTGAGGTCCAGGGGCCGTCAGGATCATGAAGTACCGCGTTCGCATTATTCGCGAAGTGCCGGGCCAAAGCCTTCGCGTCGGCGACGAGATCGAATCTCTCACCGCGTGGTGGCTTGTCGATCTCGGATATGCGGTGCCGCTGAACTTCGAATGGCAGGTTGACCCGGTGAAAGCAGCAAGAGCGAGAAAGAAACTGGAAGATTGGTATGACTCAGTTACGCGAGGCAATCGAACGATTGCGGTCAAGACGATATCGCGACGTTGAGATTGAGCGAGACGGCGAGACCTACAGGTTTCGCCTTCGCAGTCTCAATGCTCGCGAATGGTACGAGTGCGCTGCGGCAAGCACGATCGATGGCCAAATGCAGCCAGATTTCATGGCGCGCTTTGTTGCCTACAGTCTCGTTGATGAGAACAACGAACCAAGCATGGCGAACGAAGAGGGCGTCGTCTTGGTCTCGCAGCTCGACGCTACGGTGATTCAGAAACTCTTTGGCGTCGTGCAGGATATGAACGGAATGAGTGTCGAAAAAAAAGGCTAGACCCAGAGGTCGAGCGATTCGTTTACCGCTTGGCCTTTTACCTTGGATATGCCAATCCGAACTTAATGCTTGAGACTATGGAACCTGATCAGCTCGAAGCGTGGGCGCGATTCATGAAAGAGCATGCTGAGGAAATCGCATGGCGGATGTAGCCATAAACGTAATCGCGAACGTCAAAGACGCGATCGACGGCCTCACGAAGATTCAGCGTGAGACAAAGGATATCGTCGATCAGACTCGTCGTTACACCGCGGTGCTTACGGGTTTGACGCTCGCCAAGACAGCCTACGGCATCGTCAGCAGCGCCGTCGGACGCCTTTCTGGCTATATTCGCGACGCGATCGAGAAGGCCAGAGTGCAGGCGGCGGCCATGCGCCAATTGGAAGTCGAATGCGTTCGAAGCGGCCACGCCATTGGAACATTGAGTCGTGAATTGGCAGCGTTCGCCGGTGAACTACAGAAGGCGTCGAACTATGGCGACGAAGCCATCATGCCGATGATGGCCCAGCTGATGCGATTCGGCCTAGTGGGTGATAACCTCAAGCGAGCCACGCAATTAGCATTGGACTTGGCGGCAGCCACAGGACGAGATTTGCGAGGCGCCGCGGAGCTGCTCGGAAAATCTTTAGGTTCGCCGCAGGAAGCGCTCGGCAAATTGGCGGGCGCCGGGATCATCTTCACGGCAGAACAAAAAAAGATGCTGGACGCCATGATTCAGACGGGCAACACTGCTGGAGCCCAGGCCCTGATCCTCGACGTGGTCCAGCAGAAGATCGGCGGCACAGCGGAAGCAATGGTGGACCCAACCATTCAAGCACAAAATGCCTGGGGCGATCTCTTAGAGCTTCTCGGCGATCCGCTTGCGCAAGTAGCCATGGCGATCGCCAATATGCTTGTGCCACAACTGCAAGAAGTCAACAACACAATGGCCAATACACCTGCCTATGCTGACACATTCATCAATGCGCTCGCACTCGTGGCCGATGCAGCGGATATCTTGGCCAGAGCAATTGCTGGATTGATGGCTGCCCTATATGGCATCATCGAATTATCTTTAAAGGCCCAAACGATGGCTCCGATCGCGCCGGGCGTTGGAGTGCTCGGACTCATACCTGGCGCACGTCCAATCCTTGAACAAATGCAGGAGCAATATGCAGCATATCGACGTGGAGCATGGGGCTTCGCAACCAAATCGAATTTGTGGGGCGAGGATTTTTTGGCAGAATTTGAAAAAGTTCAACAAAAGATGCGCAATCTTCAACCGCCAGCGGCAAACGTCGGGAAAAATCTCGGCGACGGCTTTCGTGAAAATGAGGGCACCATCAGTAAAATTCTTGACGGGATTCAAGATCAACTCGAAACCATCGGCATGTCCGAAATCGAAAAGAAGCTCCGCGAACTGCAGAAACTCGGTGCGACGGAAGAAGAGATCGCAGCGGCTCGGGCTATGCTTGAAAAGATTGAGGCCGCAAAAAAAGCCGAGGAGGATATGAAAAAAGCGCAAGAAGAATTTAATGAGGCCCAGCGTGAAGCTGCGCGGATCGCGGAAAGCGTCGCGACACCAGAGGAGAAAGCGCGAAAGGAAATCGAAAAAGCACAGGACTTATTCCAGCGCGGCCTTCTCTCTGCGCAGGATTACATGCGATTTCTCGAAAAGCAGAAAGAGACACTCATGCCGCCGGAAGAGGTCGAGCCAACTGGCAAGCGCTACGCAGAAGCCGTGACGCGCGGAACCGGCGCATTCTCGGCGATTCTCTCGGCGATCAGTACCTATCAGGAGGCAGGACAGAGACCGGAGAAGAAGACCGCAGAAAACACGACGCGCATGGTCTCGCAGCTTGAGAAATTGATTGAGGAGGTCAAGCGATCGAACCAAGAGGAAGCCATTGAGATATGACGGTCACGGAGAAACTGACTCACACCGCGAGCGCCAATCTGCAGCTGCCTGAAGGCAAGATATCAGCCAGCGCAGAGAGGTCTTTTGTCGTTGAGTCAAATTCGGCGCTGACAGAGTATTCTGTGCTTGCGTCTGGGCCGGCGCTGGGTTCGGTCCATCCGCGATTCGCGTGGCTCTACGCGGTGCGTAAGCAATGCAAGCCGCTCCGTGGCGACCTGACGGCGTGGGAACTGACTGTCGGGTACGAAAATGTTTCTGTCGATCCGAATTGGAACGAGAACCCGCTTCAGCGGCCACCGTCGATCACGTGGTCGTCAGTATCCTACGAAGAGGACTTCACGAGAGACATTCTCGGCAAGCCAGTCCTCAATTCCGCTGGAGATTATTTCGATCCTCCGCCGAAGGTTCAGCGTTCGCGCTGGCAGGTGACCTATCGACGCAATCGAGCCAGCGTTCCAACGTGGCTGCTTAGCTACGTAGACGCGATCAATTCTGACTCTTTCAGCCTGGGTGGAATCTCGATTCCGAGAGGCTATGCCAAGCTCGACAAGATTGATATTGGACCGCTACAAATCGACGGCGGCTATAGCTTCTACGAAGTCGGCTACAGCTTCCTGATTCAGAATGGCACATGGCAACCAGCGATCCTAGATCAAGGACTGTACGAAAACGTTGACGGCGAACGTCGCCGCATTCGAATCAATGGCGAACCCGTGACTGAGCCAGTGCTGCTCGACGGCAACGGAAAAGTCCTCAGCGATCCGACGCCGGACAATGCGAAATGGCTGACGAAGTACAAGGCGTATCGTGAGCTGCCTTTCGGAGCGATTCTGTAATGGCCAAGTTATCGTCGCGGTCGATCCAACGAATCTCGCGAGTCGTCAGACAAGTTGAAGGACGACTCGTTGGATCGTTGTCGTCTGGCGCCGGGACTCCAGGCCATGGATTCGAGCTGATTCCATTCAAACTCAAAGAGGATTTTCCACAGAATGAAGGCGAAGAGATAAAATCAGCCAAGGCGAACCCTCTCGTCTTGCGTAGTGGCGAATGGGTCGTCGATTCCGATACAGAGGTCACGCTTCACGACGCCATTGGCTTTGCTGCTATTTGCCGCAAGGGCGGCGTCGTGTTCGGCATTCCTCTTGGTGAATCCGGCTTTCAGATTTGGGTTCCGCCTGAGGCCTGGATCGTCGAAGGAACACTCCAATCGAGCTTGAGCTGTTGCGGCTCAGCGTCGATTTCGACGAAAGAATATGGAACGATCACGATCAAAGACGAGTACGGCCGCGTTGCCGACTGGGTGCAGCTTCCTGGAGGACCAGTGCCAGCTGGAACGAAGGTGGTCGCTCGAT